AAACATACCTACCAACAACCGACCGATTAAACTTTCCCCGTCTATCCTATATGTACGGCAGTTGTCCGAGTGCGTTGTTAGAACCACAGAGGACGAATAGTTTAACAAATAGTTTAGGAGGTGGCACGGGCTATGATACATTCGGAACACTTGTAATTACTAATAATTTTGCAACAGCACCCGATGGCACAACAACTGCAACAAGAGTTAACGCAAGTGCGGGGGTATGGCGTTACCGAGCAAATAGTATAACTAATTTATTACCTAATACAACGTATACATTTAGTTTATGGGTTAAATCTAATACAAGTGGAAATCAAACTTTTAGGATGTATTTGTATAATTTACTTACATCGTTTTCATCCGATTTAACTGCAACTACAACTTGGCAAAGGTTTACAATCACATTTACATCACCGTCAACTGTAACACAAATACACGGGTTAGCGTCGGACACAGCAAATAATTCCGCTGATATTTTAACGTGGGGATGGCAAATTGAACAAGGTGCATACGCAACCACATACATCCCAACAACAACCGCAACCGCCACCCGTGTTGCAGATTCTTTCAGCCGTTCAAACATCTACACCAATGGTTTGATTAGTGCGAGTGGGGGAACTTGGTTTGTGGAGTTGAGGAATAATGTGACGTATACTAGGGATGGGGGCAGTGTTGGTTTAAATTTGGATGCTTCAACACTAACAAATGGGTTCGCGATTCGCAATACTGGGGCTACGGATAGATTAATCATTCAAAAATATGTTGCAGGTTCGGGAAGTACATTATACACAACTACAACGAATACGACAAAAATCGCAATTAAGTGGAACGGAACAACTGCAGACATTTTTGCAAATGGAACAAAGGTTATATCTGCGACATCTTTCACGCCAACGAATATGGAAAATCTTTCTTTAAGTTCGGGACAAGTTCCTTACTTCATCCAACAAATGGCACTTTTCCCCACACCCCTCTCCGATACTGATTGTGCAACCTTAACAACCTAAACAATGACTTTCACCAAATACGAATTTTTAAGCGAAACCGAATGGGCAACATACAAAGCCCAAATAACGGACACGGAAGGCAACCCCGTTAACTGCGCCATCGTGGAAATCGGACAAATCTGCCTTTCTCACGATGAAGAGGGAAACTGCACCGACCTATCCCCGTTGTATGCCGTGGATATTCTTTGGAACGATGAGCCGTTGGAATCATTCGCCACAAAAGAGGTGTTCCCAAATCCCGTGGGGGTGCATACTTTCAGCGGATGCGATGAGATGTACCTCGAACGGTTCTGCGCATTTAACCCCGACTCTCCCTATTGTATTAAACCCGATAACCCCACAGAATAATGACCGCTCCCAAGAAAACTCCGTCCCCAATTCCCGTAAGTTTTGATCAGTTTCGCAAAAACCCAGTTGCTGCCGTTGCTTTTTGTATGTTGGTGGCTGTTAGCTATTTGTATATGGACCTGCGCTCGTCTAATCAAGAGCAGATTGATGAGTGCCGTAAAGAAATGGCGGTCCTCCGCCAAGAACAAAAGCAAGCGTACCGAGCATTGAAGACGGCAGACTCCGCCCTGTCAGCGGCCATCACCGAACTACGTATCCTTAACTCAATGAAGAAGATATGAAACACTTACTCTGGATATTTGCCATCATGTTTATGACGGGATATCTGTTCACCAACTCTTGGGCCGTAGAAGCCCCTAAGACAAACGAAATTGATGCGTTGCTAGCCAAGGTGTCAAAGAACATTCAAAGTGTCTCACAGGCCACCGCAATGGCCAAGAAGGTTAATGAGAAGATGGTGGAGGAGAAGGTCAAGGAGAAGGAGCAGTTGAAGGAAGCAGTTGTTGAGGCAGAAACTAAGGCCGAGCAGATGGTTGAGGTCGTTGCAAAGATGGAGGACAAGATGGAGATCTATGCTGTTAAGATGATTGGCAATGGTATAGACACTGCGGTAGAAGAAGTTACCTTCAAGGGGCCAGCGTATGAGGCATGGCTCAACTACGTGGAAGAAGGCGGCAAAGAGGACTTTGGTTATTTTAGATTATACCTATGGCAGCAAAAGTAAAAACCAACACAGCATCCTCATGGAAGCCAAAGCCCAAGGTCTCTAGACCCGGTGTTGTTTCCAAGAAGAAAAGTTCTTCGCTCAAGACAAGCAAGAACTATGTAAAGAAATACAAAGGACAAGGGAAATGAAAAAGCTATTAGAAATATTCAAAGGAGATAAAGGCGAGTTCTCTAGCAAGCGCTTTGTCGGGATCATCGGCGCGTTCGTGCTGTTTGGTACCATGGCTCACAACTCAATGTCGCCACAAGACATAGCCCCATCAAAAGAATTGGTAGAGGCTGTGGAGTGGGTGACCATCTTGACGCTAGGCTTTACGTCTATCGACAAGTTCTCTGGCAAAAAAACAGAAGAGTGAGATACCTCATTGTCATATTGCTGCTATCCTCCTGTTCTGCTCAGTGGCATATCAAGCAGGCATGCAAGAAAGACCCTGCTATCTGCGCACCAGATACGTTTACCTTTACGGATACCATCAAGGTGCATGACTCGTTGTACTTCGAGAAGACGGTGGTCACCAAAGAGATTGACACAATCACCATTGATACCGGTAGTATCCAAGTCAAGGTGATCCGCTACAAAGACACGATTAAGACCATCATCACTCAACGTCCAAAGACAATAGTCAAGACCAAAACCATTACAACTAAGCCAAGATTGATCTATAAAGAGCAGGATTATCCATGGTGGCTTGTAATTGTGGCGGTAATTCTATTTATTTTGCTGTTAATTAAACGATAAGCCATGAATATTACAGAACATTTTTCAATGAAGGAGTTGACTCATAGTCAGACTGCCATCAAGAACGGGATTCCTAACGTCCCCAAAGACCCACAGGTTATTGCTAACTTGACTACATTGTGCGAGAAAGTACTTGAGCCATTGCGTGAAGGCATGGGTTGCCCCATCAAAATCAGCAGCGGTTACCGCTCGCCCGAGTTGAACAAACTCATTGGTGGTGCTAAAGGAAGCCAACACAATTTCGGCGAAGCTGTCGACATCGACTTGGATGACAAAAACGCAGAGTTGTTCGCGTACATCGTAAACAACTTAGACTTCGATCAGATCATTTGGGAGTTCGGTAATGACAGTAACCCTGACTGGGTTCACGTGTCATACAAGGCTGCTGGCAACCGCAAGCAGTTGTTGAAGGCGGTGAGCGTTGGTGGTAAGACTACCTACCAAGTGATGGACGCCAAGGCTTTCAAAGCCAAGAAGAAGGCAAGTAAGTAAATTGATTAGTCATAGTACATCAGTCCCCCTCTAGCCAAGGGGGATTTTTGTTTTTAAAAAAGGTATATATTTGTACTAAAATCTAATCCAATGAAATTATCAAAAGAAGAACTCGAAACCATCCAGCAAATGAATGCTGAGTACAATCGCTTGAGACTGAACATTGCAGATCTCGAGATGCAGAAACACTCTGTGTTGATGGCACTGGATTCCTTGCGTGAGAAATTCTCCAATCACGAAAGGCTGTTGATTGAACGCTACGGTGAGGACGCGGTGATCAACATGAAGACAGGGGAGATAACAAAGAAAGAAAAAGAATAATGGCACCTGCAAAATTCATTGGAATGCTATTCCAATCCCGCGACATGATGCACTTGATGCATCTCAAAACCGAATCCTTCGCCGAGCATAAGGCGCTCAACGCGTACTATGATGGTATCTTGGAGCTGACCGACAACTTTACCGAGTCTTACTTCGGGTACTTTGGTCGTGTAGATATCTCTATCCCACAGTCAAGCGCAGAGGATGCAATCACTCACTTGAAGTCATTGGCAAAGACCATTGACGAGGAGTACAAGAACTATCCTCATTGCTTGCAGAACATTTTGGACGAGATGTCTGACCTAGTTTACAAGACATTGTATCTATTAACACTTACCTAAGATGAAAATTTCACAGTATATCACCGATAACTCTCCGGCCATATCAGACAAATTAATTGGAACGGAAGCATCATCGAATAATGAAACTAAGAACTATACTTTGGGTTCTATTGCTTCCTTATTTGCTAGTACTTTTGAATTCACTCCTGTGTTGGCTGCTCAGTCCACCGTGACTCAAACGCCAAGCGGATTGGACACTGCTTTGCAGGTTACCTTTGGTGCTGCGCAAGGGACATCGGGTGATGCTGTGATGATTTCATCAGCAGGCTTGATCACCTTCAACGAGACCGGTCTGTATCTTATCAATGGATATGGAAGCGTAGAACGTCAAGGTTCATCAGGTGGCACAGCCATTTTGTTGTTCAGATTCTTGGTCAATGGCACACAAGCCGGTAGCGTTAAGGCGTTCCATTTGGATACACCCAACGTGAGTACTCCATACGAGATTACTTTCCCGATCAACATCACAACTGCTGGCACAACTGCATCTTTCCAAATCATGCGCGACAGTTCAGGCACCAATGCTGGTGGTCTGTATCCGCATACCAACTTGGGTGGATGGAGTAACGTACCATCAGCGGAGGTGAACATCTGGCAACTCCAGTAATACCAACAACAAAATCAAATCTAATCAAATGAAATATGGACATCCGGAAAATAGCGATTGGTCCAGACTACAAGAGCGGGGCTATGCATTATATCGTGGGGCAGAAGGTGCTGAACGATACCAATGAGATACACCTAATCAAGTACGACGACCGTAAACAATCGATCAAGATTTACATCATCAACCCCAAGCAAGAGGTTGTGTTGTGGAAGGAGTTTTCTTCCACCATCCCTGTATCCATAGAATACAATATCAACTATTGATGCAGTCGCCATTTTATTTTATCGCCAAGCCAGTGAAGGGGAGGCGATATAACAACACCAAGGAGATTGGTGGAATCGAGTTAATAGTCAACACTTCAGAGGAAGAGCATCGGTTTTCAAATCGACACGCTGAAGTTGTTGAAGTTCCACGAGGGTACAAGGGGCCTATTGTCCCCGGAGATATTCTATTAGTACACCACAATGTTTTCAAATTCTACAACGACATCAAAGGAAATCGAAAGAGTGGGAAGAGTTTCTTTCGTGAAGATTTATTTTTTATCGAGCTTGACCAGTTTTTCCTATACCAACATAGCGGGCAGTGGCATGCATACGATCGATATTGTTTCGTCAAGCCCATACCTGTACAGAAATCATACATCTTTAAGCCGTTCAAAGAAGAACCTTTGATGGGGCAGATGGTTTATCCTAATGAGTATCTTCTCAGCCAAGGGGTGAATGCCGGGGACTTGGTGTGTTTCCAACCTGAGAGTGAGTACGAGTTTGAAGTGGATGGGGAGAAGCTCTATCGAATGTATGACCACCAAATAACCATTAAACTATGAACCTAGCAGTATTAGACAACGTATTAATTGATCCCGACAGATACATAAGGGAGATTCATGATGGAGAGTTTATCGATGTTGTAGACGGCGACAAGGTGTTTCACAATATCCAACCAAGATCTAATGAGGATATGTTTGCTCGCATAGCCATGGCTTATCTAGGGCCAAAGTTCTATGTGACATTCAACTTCGTTCGCAAATCGCCCGAGGGGCAGGACGAGCCCAACTTCATCCATACGGATGAGATGATGGGGGATGTCACCGCAATCCTTTACTTGAGCAAGGATCACCCCAAGGAAGATGGCACCACCATCTATGACGATCAAGGCGAGAAGTCTTGTGTGTTCTATTCGAAGTTCAACAGAATGGTTATCTTTGATTCGAGCCTTCCTCATTCTCGAAACATCTTCGAGAATTTTGGTAAAGGGGAAGACGCTAGGCTGATACAAGTTGCATTCTTAAAATCGTAACCATGGTAGACAATAAGCAAATCAAACTCAAGATCATTGAAGCCGGTTATGCTGCTGTTGAAAGATTAATCAAGGTGGCTCAAGAGGATATTATCAAGCCAGGCGAGGATGAAGAACTGGCAGCGGACAGATTGAAGAACGCTGCTGCTACTAAAAAGTTGGCTATATTTGATGCATTCGATATTCTCAACCGCATCATTGCGGAGAAGGAGAACATCGAGATGTCTGAGAGTGGCCCTAAAAAATCAGATTCTAAACGTGGTTTTGCAGAGAGAAGATCAAAATAATTTGTACATCGAACTTGTGGACTATGTTCCCAAGACGGTGTTGAACCACAAGAACAAGCTAAAAGGCTGGCGTTATGGATATAACGAGCAGTATGACATGGTCGTTATCTCTAAGACAGGGGAGATTGGACAGATCATCAAGATATCCGGGCTGATCATTGCTCTTCCGCTTCCGCCTCAGAACCCATACGCACGGAGCAAGAAGATATCCGAGCAGTATTGGGAGCGTCAAGAATATCCCAAAGAACTACAGCGCATTCAATCCATATTCCAATGGAACGAACTGCCATCGGAATTTAAGGACCAGTGGATTGATCACATCGAAAGCCACTATGATAGCCGTGAGAACGGATTCTGGTTCATGAACTATGGCGTGCCCACGTTCATTACGGGGAGCCATTGGATGTACCTTCAGTGGTCTAGTATTGACGTTGGATACCCAGACTATCGGGAAGCCAACAGGATATTCTACATCTTTTGGGAGGCGTGCAAGGCGGACATTCGCTGCTTCGGGATGATCTACTTGAAGATTCGTCGTTCAGGTTTCTCATTCATGTGTTCTTCTGAGGTGGTGAACATTGCGACATTGGCTCGTGACTCGCGGGTAGGTATACTTTCCAAGACGGGTATCGATGCCAAGAAAATGTTTACCGACAAGGTTGTTCCCATCAACAGCAAGTTGCCGTTTTTCTTCAAGCCGGTGATGGATGGTATGGATAAGCCGAAGACTGAATTGGCATATCGAGTCCCTGCCTCGAAGATCACCAAGAAGAATATGTACGATGTGTCAATGGATGAGATTGACGGATTGGATACCACCATTGACTGGCGTAACACAGAAGAGAACTCATATGACGGGGAGAAGCTGTTGTTCTTGGCTCATGACGAGAGTGCCAAGTGGGTGAAGCCAAACAACATCCTAAACAACTGGCGTGTAACCAAGACTTGTTTGCGTGTGGGTAGCAAGATCATCGGCAAATGCATGATGGGTTCTACATCAAACGCATTGAGCAAGGGTGGTGACAACTACAAGAAACTATACGAAGATTCAAATGCTGCACAAAGAAATGCCAATGGACAAACTAAGAGTGGCCTATACAACTTGTTCATTCCTATGGAGTGGAACATGGAGGGCTTTATCGATCGATATGGTATGCCTGTATTCAGGACTCCTAGCAACCCCGTAAAGGGCGTAGACAACAACTGGATCAAGATTGGTGCGATAGATTACTGGGAAGCGGAAGTGGAGTCATTAAAGAATGACGCTGACTCGCTCAACGAATTCTATCGTCAGTTCCCACGCACCGAATCTCACGCATTCCGTGACGAGAGCAAGTCATCGCTCTTCAACCTTACCAAGATCTACCAACAGATAGACTACAATGACTCGCAAGTGATGGCTCACATGGTCACACGCGGTACGTTCATGTGGAAGGATGGCATCAAGGATACCAAGGTCATATTCTCTCCCGACAGTAGAGGGCGATTCTTGGTGAGTTGGGTGCCGGAGGCCAACATGCAGAACAGAATAATCACCCGTAATGGGATCAAGTACCCGGGCAATGAACATCTTGGTTCGTTCGGGTGTGACTCGTACGATATCTCTGCCACTGTGGACGGGCGTGGATCAAACGGTGCATTGCATGGGCTGACTAAGTTCCATATGGACAATGCTCCTGTGAATGAGTTCTTCCTCGAGTACATATCAAGGCCCCCAACAGCGGAGGTATTCTTTGAGGATGTTCTGATGGCGTTGGTATTCTACGGCATGCCGGTACTGGCGGAGAACAACAAGCCACGACTATTGTACCACCTAAAGAACAGGGGATACAGAGGGTACAGCATCAACCGCCCCGACAAGCTGTACAACAATCTGTCCAAGACAGAGCGTGAGCTGGGTGGTATACCAAACTCATCAGAGGACGTGAGGCAGTCGCACGCTGCGGCCATTGAATCTTACATCGAGAAGCATATTGGCTTTGACTTTGAGGGGAAGTACCGAGACCCCGACTTGGTTGGCACGATGCCGTTCAACAAGACGCTTGAGGATTGGGCAAAGTTCGACATCTCCAACAGAACCAAGTTTGATGCGTCAATCAGTTCGGGTCTTGCTATTATGGCAAATCAAAAACACCTATATTTACCTGAAAAAAAAGAATCAAAAATTAGCATTACTTTTGCAAGGTACTCAAACAAAGGGGATATAAGTGAAATCATTCGATGAAGGACGTCTTAGTTAATATATCAGCCACGGGATTCCCAGATCAGTTCGTCTCTGATCAGGAGAAAGCGTCGGCTGAATACGGTATACAAATTGGGCAAGCCATCCAGTATGAATGGTTTCGCAAGGACGGAAACCAATGTAGATATTACGGTCAGTGGAGAGACTTCCACAGACTGAGACTGTACGCAAGAGGTGAGCAGTCGGTTCAAAAGTACAAGAACGAACTCGCTATCGACGGAGACTTATCTTACTTGAACTTGGATTGGACCCCAGTCCCTGTAATTCCAAAATTCGTAGACATCGTAGTTAACGGGATGTCTGACAGATTGTTCAAGGTTAAAGCCTACGCTCAAGACGCTATGTCTCAAGCAAAGCGTAGCAAATACCAAGACATCATCGAAGCACAGATGGTGTCAAAGGACGTACTAGAGATTGTTCAGCAACGCACAGGCATCAGCGCATTTACGGTAGACCCAGAGGATCTCCCATCAAACGATGAGGAGTTGGCATTGTACATGCAGTTGAACTACAAGCCAGCGATTGAGATTGCAGAAGAGGAAGCCATCAATACCATCCTTGACGAGAACAAGTATCTCGACCTGAGAAAGCGTGTCGACTACGACATGACTGTTATTGGTATTGGGGTTACCAAGCACGAGTTCCTCCCGGGCACAGGCGTCCAAGTATCATACGTAGACCCTGCTAACGTGGTTTACAGTTACACCGAGGACCCTTACTTCAAAGATTGTTTCTATTGGGGTGAGATCAAGTCATTGCCAATCATTGAGTTGTTAAAGATAGACCCCACGTTGACCAATGCTGACTTGGAAGAAATTTCCAAGAGCAGTCAGAACTGGTACAACTATTACAACGTGGCGCAGTTCTATCAAAACACCCTATTCTATAGGGACACCACCACTCTCCTTTACTTTAACTATAAAACAACCAAGAAGATCGTTTATAAGAAGAAGTATCTAGAGGGTGGGGGCGTCCGCTACATTGAGAAGGATGACACCTTCAATCCGCCAATGGATATGATGGAGGATGGCAAGTTCGAGAGAGTAGAGAAGACCATCGATGTGTGGTATGAGGGCGTTATGGTCATGGGTACCAACTACTTATTGAAGTGGGAGATGTCCAAGAACATGGTGCGTCCCAAGTCTTCAGTACAGCATGCATTACCTAACTATGTGGCATGTGCTCCTCGTATGTACAAAGGAACTATTGAGTCTTTGGTCCGCAGAATGATCCCATTCGCTGACTTGATTCAGTTGACTCACTTGAAGTTGCAACAAGTAATTGCACGTACTGTACCCGATGGTGTATTCATTGATGCTGATGGCTTGAATGAGGTAGACTTGGGTACCGGTAACGCATACAACCCAGAGGATGCTTTGAGATTGTACTTCCAAACTGGTAGTGTGATTGGTAGAAGTTACACTCAAGAGGGTGATTTTAACAATGCCCGTGTTCCCATTACTCAGTTGACGTCTAACTCTGGTGCTACAAAAACACAGATGTTGATCGCCAACTACAACCACTACATGGATATGTTGCGGACCGTCACAGGCCTTAACGAGGCTCGTGATGCGTCTACCCCTGACCCAAACTCTTTGGTTGGCTTACAGAAGCTAGCAGCGTTGAATTCAAACACGGCCACTCGCCACATCTTGGATGCAGGGTTGTATATCTTCCGTTCGGTTACAGAGGCTTTGACCTACCGCATCGCGGATATCTTGGAATACGCAGACTTCAAGGATGACTTTATCAGCCGTATCGGTAAGTACAATGTATCTATCTTGAACGAGATTAAGGACTTGTACATCTACGACTTTGGTATCTTCTTGGAGATTGCCCCCGACGAAGAAGAGCGGGCGCAGTTGGAAGCCAACATCCAAATGGCTTTGTCTAAAGGTGACATCAATCTTGAGGATGCCATTGACATCCGCGAGATCAAGAACCTCAAGATGGCAAACCAATTGCTGAAGGTTAAGCGTATGAAGTTGCAAGAGCAGCGAGACAAGATGGAGATGATGAAGCAGCAGATGGTTGCTCAACAGAACATGGAACTCCAACAGATGTCAGCGCAGGCAGCCATGATGAAGATTGAGGCAGAAGGTCAGTCTAAGATGAAGATCAAACAGGCTGAAGTTGCTTTCGAGATTGAGCTCATGAAAGCCGAGGCCGCACTGAAGCAACAGTTAATGGGCGAAGAGTTCAAGTACAACATGACTCTTGCCGGCTTGAACAATCAGACTCTTTCAGAGAGAGAGAAGACCAAGGAGGAAGCCAAAGCAAAGCGTATCAGCCAACAGAATACAGAACAGTCAAAGTTGATTAATCAGCGCAAGAATGATTTGCCACCAATCAACTTCGAATCCACAGAAGATTCGCTTGATGGCTTTGACTTATCGGTGTTTGAGCCCCGCTAAAAACGGTATTCGAAAAATTATATAAATTTGTAAAAAATTAAATCTAATCAAATGGAAATTAAAGTAAGAGAAGTAAAGTCTATTGAGACTAAAGGAGTGCAGGAGTTGGAAGAAGAGTTGCTTAACAAGCACGAGGAACAAATACAGGTTCAATCTGTATCTGAAAACCATCAACCAACGCCAGCTCCTGATCCAGCGCCCACACCGGAGCCTGAACCACAGCCCGAGCCCACACCAGAGCCCGAGCCAACGCCAGCCCCAGTAAGCACTGAACTCAAAGAAGAAGACGTTCTTTCATATATCAGCAAACGATACAACAAAGAGATCAATTCATTTGATGAGTTGATTTCCGAGAGATCCGAAGAGCAGTTGCCCGAGGATGTATCAGCGTACTTGAACTACCGCAAAGAGACAGGCCGCAGTTTTGAAGATTTCCTCAAGTTGAGGGAAGACTTTGATTCAATGGACCCTGACAATCTATTGCGTAATTACTTCAAGTCTACGCAGGTTGGTTTGGACGATGAGGACATTGACGTTATGATGGAAGAGTATTCGTATAACGAAGACTTGGACGATGACTCAACAATCAAGAGAGCCAAACTAGCCAAAAAGAAATTGGTTGCAGAAGCCAAACAATACTTCAACACTCAGAAAGAGAAGTACAAAATGCCCCTTGAGTCAAGAACGGCAGGCATTTCTCCGGAAGAAAAAGAAGAGTTGCAGGCTTACAAGCAATATATATCGCAGGCGAAAACTATGGAACAAGAAGCCGAGCGTAAGCGTGAGTGGTTTTCAAAGAAAACCGACGAGGTGTTTAACAATGAATTCAAAGGTTTTGAGTTTAAGGTAAACGACCAAGTTTTACGTTTCGCACCGGGGGACGCTGTCGAATTGAAGAAAGCCCAGTTGACACCAACGAACTTTATCAATAAGTACTTGGATGATTCGGGCATGATGAAAGACGCAGCAGGTTACCATAGAGCGTTGGCGGTGGCAATGAACCCTGAAAGATTTGCTAAGTTCTTTTATGAACAAGGCATGGCAGCAGCGACAGAGGATGTCAATCGCAGGATTAAGAACATTAATATGAGCGAGAGACAAGCCCCTCAAGCGATGGCTAAGGATGGGTTCCAGGTTAAATCGGTAAATCCTGATTCCGGCAAAGGTTTGAAAATCCGAAGCATAAAGAAAATCTAACTAAAACAAATAACAAAACTAAACTACAATGGCAGTTTTATCTACCCCTACCTTTCAGTTGCAGCCGAGTGCGCAACAGGTACCCCTGTCTACTAACTACATTACCGACTTCAACTTCTTGAACCAGTATCTTCCCGATACTTACGAGAAAGAATTTGAGCGTTATGGTAATCGTACCATCGCTTCTTTCTTGCGTATGGTTGGCGCTGAAATGCCATCCAACTCAGACATGATTAAGTGGGCTGAACAAGGACGTTTGCATATCAAGTATGTGAACTGTACTTCAACCACAACATTGTCAAACGCAGATAACGCCACTTTCACCATCAATGACGTGTTGATCCCCAACCGTGCATCTACTGGTTTGACTGCTGGTAGCATCGCTTTGCGTGTAGGCCAAACCGTAGTGATTACTCCTAACGTTGCTGGTCCTACCCAGAACAAAGGTATCATCACCGGTGTAAACACCGCAGCAGCTACTATTGACGTGGCTTTCTACGAAGCAGCTGGTATGACCAACGCTTCTACTGCTAACACCTTCACAATCTTCATCTACGGTTCTGAATTCAAAAAAGGAACTAACGGAATGATTGGTTCTTTGGAAGCAGCAGATGACATCTACAGCAACAACCCTATCATCATCAAGGACAAGTACGCTGTATCTGGTTCTGACATGGCTCAGATTGGCTGGATCGAAGTTACTACCGAGAATGGTGCATCTGGTTTCTTGTGGTACTTGAAGTCTGAGCATGAGACTCGTTTGCGTTTCGAAGACTATTTGGAAACCGCTATGATCGAAGCCGTTCCTGCCGTAAGTGGTTCAGGTGCAGTTGCTGCCGGTTACAAAGGTTCTGAAGGTGTGTTCTACGTAGTAAACAACCGTGGAAACGTATGGGGCGGTGGTAACCCAACCACTTTGGCCGACTTCGATTCTATCGTTTCTCGTTTGGACAAGCAAGGTTCTATCGAAGAAAACGTAATCTTCGTTAACCGTGACTTCAGCTTCGACATCGACGACATGTTGGCTACCTTGAACGGTTACAGCGCTTCAGGTTCTTCTAATGCCGCTTCATTCGGTTTGTTCGACAACGATGTGAACATGGCTTTGAACTTGGGCTTCAGTGGTTTCCGTCGTGGTTATGACTTCTACAAGTCTGACTGGAAATACTTGAACGATCCTACCATGCGTGGTGGTTTGACTGCATCCACTACTGGTGCTACTACCGCTAACGTAATCACTGGTTTGTTGGTGCCTGCTGGTTCTACTACAGTGTACGACCAAGTGTTGGGTAAGAACGCCAAGCGTCCTTTCTTGCACGTTCGCTACCGCGCAACTGCTTCTGAGGATCGTCGTTACAAGACTTGGATCACAGGTTCTGCCGGTGGTGCTGCTACTAGCGACTTGGATGCTATGGAAGTTAACTTCTTGTCTGAGCGTTGTGTATGTACCTTGGGTGCTAACAACTTCGTATTGTTCCGTTACGGTGCCTAATCTGTAGCAAAACAGACAAGTTGATTTAATAATCAGGAGGGTGTCAGCAATGACACTCTCCTTTTTAAAAAACAAATCCTATCTAATTATATCATGAAAAAAAACACAGTATCAGTAGACAAGGTCTACAAACTTTTGCACTCTTCCCCATTGTCATTTACAATCCCGTCAAGAAGTACACGCAGATTCCCTCTGCTGTGGTTTGATGAGGACAACAATGTTAACCGCCCATTGCGATATGCGGTAAACCAAAAGTCGCCATTTGAAGAAGAACAAGATGGCAATGCCATCGTTGAGCCTATCATCTTTGAAGATGGTATGCTTCGTGTTCCAAAAACCAATCCTGTACTTCAGCAGTTCTTGCATTACCATCCGATGAATGGAAGTGTATTTGCAGAAGTTAACTACGAGAAAGACGCTCAGTCAGAAGTAGACTACTTGAATGCAGAGGTTGATGCTTTGATGGAGGCTCGCTCATTGAGTCTTGAGCAACTTGAGAACGTGTCTCGAGTTTTGTTTGGTAAAGATCCATCTATTGTCAGCACGGCAGAATTGAAGAGAGACGTATTGATTTACGCAAGACAGGATCCAAAAGGATTCTTGAACCTCATCAATGACCCTATGTTGAAACTCGAATCTAACGTACACAAATACTTTGACAGCAAAGTGTTGGCGTTCAGAAACGGTAACAAGGAGGTGTGGTTTAACATGCCAAGTAACAAGCGCAAGATGATGAACGTCCCATTTGGTGCAGACCCCTATACAGAGGTGGCATTGTTCTTGCAGACAGAAGAAGGTATTGACGCCATGAAATTGCTTGAAAAGAGCATGGATGTCGGATACTAAACTTTTCTTTTTACGGAGGAAGAGGGGGCAAATGCTCCCTCTTTTTTTTTGTTTATCTTTGCCTTAAACAACATTATGATCAATGAAGTAAGGAATACCGTATTGTCTATAATCAATAAGAACAATTACGGCTACATATCTCCATCTGACTTTAACTTATTTGCTAGTCAGGCGCAGATGGAATTGTACGAGGAGATGTTTTCTTCGTACAATAAAATCATCGTGATGGAAAACAATCGCGTGTCAGGAACTGGCTATGCTGATTTGAAAAAAACCTACGAGGAAGCCATGGAGATATTCAACGTGACTAATCCGTTGACTCACTTTGCTGGAAGCGTGTTCTTATTACCTAGTCTATCAACCACCGGTGATGCCTACTACATGATGAACACCGTTGTGTGTTATCCAACAGTATTGGATAGCGGTGCTACCACTTCTGTTGTGGCATTTGAATTGGTTGATAGCGGCGGGGCGTTCACATCGGCAGGGATTGTCCCCGGTGATGTAGTGGTTAACACCAGTACATATGCTCTTGCTAATGTGGTATTGGTATCAAGCAACACCGTGATCACCCTCGACAAAAACATCTTTACTACTACTCCTCAAAACTATCTGATACTTAAGGCATCTTCCGCTGTTGAAGCAGAGAAGATAAACCAAACAAAGTCAACTCTGTTGAATACCTCAATGCTCACAGCGCCATCAACTTTGTTTCCTGCTTATACGCAGCAAGCGGAGGTGATGACGGTGATGCCAGTAAGTTACAAGATCCCGGGTCAAGTGGTTGCAAACTATTTCAGATACCCATTTGAACCAAAGTGGACATACATTAATATCACAGGGGGCGAGCCGGTGTTTGACCAATCTCAACCCGACTACCAAGACTTTGAGTTGCCAGAGGACTATGTTTACAAGTTGGCTACCAAAATCCTTGAGTACGCCGGTATGTCTATCAGAGAGGCTGAAGTGGTTCAATTCGGTATGGCTCAACAACAACACGAACAGCCTTCATTTAGCATGCAACAATAACAACTATGGCTTACTTATCTCAGTATCAATACTACGAAAACAATGGCAACCAACCAGAGGATGCCAACTGGGGGTCTTACCAATACGTAAGCCTCCAAGATATCGTCAAGAACTTTCAGTTGATGTATGCCGGTAACCACTCTTTAGTTAACAATGAGGAGCGTTACAAGATTCTTTTCCACGCCAAGCGTGCAATACAAGAGTTGAACTACGATGCATTCAAGGAAATCAAAGTACTTGAACTCACCGTTGGTAGCAACTTGAGATACATCCTCCCAAGTGACTATGTCAATTGGGTGCGCATTTCTTTGTACCAAGATGGATACTTATTGCCAATGACAGAGAACGTGCAGATTCTTTCTTCTCGTGCTTACTTGCAAGACAACCAAGCGAACATCTTGTTCGATCAGAACGGCAATATCCTTGAGCCTCAGAACTCACACATTGATGCCACAAGATTGAACGGGACCAAGAAGAACATCTACATGAACCCAGGCGGAATGTTTGATGGACAATGGGGATGGAACATCAATGGCACATGGTATTTTGAATACGGACTTGGTGAGCGTTATGGTCTCAATACAGAGACTGCAAACGTCAACCCAACATTCGCTATCGATAAGAAGGCTGGCGTAATCAACTTCAACTCAGACATGATTGACAGATTGTGTATCCTTGAGTACGTATCAGATGGTATGGAAGGTGGAGATGATTCATTGATCACCGTAAATAAATTGTTCGAGAAGTATGTGTATGCATATATCCAGTACGAAATCCTCAATTCAAAGTTTGGAGTACAGGAATACATTGTGGCCAGAGCAAGAAAAGAAAAGGCTGCACTCTTGAGAAATGCAAAGATTAGATTGAGCAACATACACCCCGGACGATTGTTGATGAGTCTCCGTGGAATGGATAAGTGGATAAAGTAACATGGCCAATATAACAAGAAACTTCATAGCAGGTAAGATGAACAAGTCTCTCGATGAGAGATTGGTTCCTGATGGTCAATACATTGACGCCTTGAATATTCGAATGGGTTCTACTGAGAACGCAGAGATAGGCGTGATTGAAAACACCAAGGGTAATGAATCTCTTACTTCGCTGAGATACATTGATGGCACTCCATTGAGCAACCAAGCCAAATGTATTGGGGCTTACGAGGACGGAGAGGCAGAAACTATTTATTGGTTTGTGCACGATCCCAATTTCTCAATCGGAGCCACCGGCAAGTTGGACATGATTGTTTCGTTCAATGTGCTGACAAGCATTTTGACATATCATGTGATCAGTATTAATGACGGGGACAATGTCAACACCACATTGAACTTCAACCCATTGTATTTGGTTAACGCCATTAACCTTGTTAAGTCTGGATCTACATCGGAGAACTTGCTGTTCTTTACGGATGACTATAATCCACCAAGATTCATAAATGTTACCCGTAACTACGGGGTGCCAGTGGGTAACACCGATCAGTTCACTGCGAAGTCATTGCTTGTTATCAAGCAGCCACCGATTGCTTCTCCATCAATACAGATGTTGGCTACATCGGGCCAAGAGAATTACATGGAGACTAGGTTTTTGTGCTTTGCATATCGCTATCGCTATGCAGACAATGAGTACTCTGCCACATCTCAGTTCTCTGAGCCTGCATTTATCCCTGACGCATTCCAATTTAGCATTGATAGTTACTTGAATGAGGGGATGATTAATGCGGCTAACACCGTGAACATCACCTATAATTCTGGTGATGAGTTGGTTGTTGGTATTGATTTGCTATTCAAAGAAGCTGGCGGCAATGTAATCAAGGTAATTGAGAAGTTAGACAAGTCAGACCTTGGTCTCGTTGATAACGCGGAATACACTTATCAGTTCAGCAATAGCAAGATATTCACCGTTCTCCCAGATTCTGAAATCCTCAGATTGTACGACAACGTACCGTTGCAAGCCAAGGCCCAGACACTGATGGGCAACCGGTTGATGTACGGGAACTACGCAGAGAACTATGACTTGGTTGATGAGAACTCAAACCCTGTAATGTTTGAGTATTTCACAACGCTAGTCACTGAAGAGATTGGCACCACCAATCTTACCGATAGCACAGCAAGTGGTAGTTATAACATCAATGGGGCACAGACTATTGGTGATGCCATATTGCAGTTTGATTTGGCTGATGCCGCTTTGGTTACAGGGGCTTCTATCTCTTTGGATTTTACATTCACTCACTCAACATTCACAGGTAGCACCCCATTCCCAGCCGAGACCACAGACAGCATCTCGTTGAACTTCACGTTCTTCTTGAACCAAAACTATAGTTCAGTGTACGCACTGGCTACAAGTACTGAGTTCCAAGATGCGATTGGTACCATTGCAAACATCAGCACGGTAGCCAATGCTTGTAATGGCAATACTCTTACTGATAAATTCAACTGCGCACTGCCACAGAATCTTGATGCTTTAACAAAGTATCAGAGTGGTATCACAGCAGTCAACCAACCAATAAGTGTTATCACTACACCAGCAAGTACAGTAATTGGCCTTCAATTGCCCGCTATGCGCTACGTAGATAATACTACCACTCCCACATTCAATGTGTATGAGTACTACGAGGTAACCTTTGTAGAAGCGGTGTACCAACAGATTGCTACGCCATCAAGTCTGCATAGCAACAGGGATTATGAGATTGCTATCGTGTACATGGATGAGTTCAATCGTTCTAGTACTGCGTTGGTAAGCCAAAACAATACGGTGCATGTACCTTGTGGGTATTCAAAGAATAGGAATACTATTCAGATAACTATACCTCCGGCGCAATTGCCACCATATTGGGCTACAAGATACAAGTTTGTAATCAAGCCAAGCAACACGTTCTACGAAACCATATACACCGCCATATACTTTCAAGACCCCGACTCAAACAACGTATTCTTCCTGCTTGATGGGGAGAACGCACAGAAGATTGAGCAGGGTGATCGATTGATTGTAAAGGCGGACAGCAGTGGAGCAACACAAAGTTGTACCTATGCTACCGTATTGGAGAAAGACTCAAAGGCTTCCGACTTCATTACAATAAATAGCGAGTTGGACCCCAACGTACAGATTTCTGTACCTGCTGGGGTTTATATGAAGATCAACCCGAACAGCTTTAATGTTGTCAATGACGAATTGGCCATCATTGCACCGGGCACAAAGACAGCAAACGCTGATAGCGCTGGGGCTTACCCAATAATGCTGTACCCAATGAACAGATTAGATACAGTCACAGGTCAGTATGTTGACTACTCGGTGCCTGCCGGTAGCCGTATCACCATGTCTATCAAGTTCGAAAGAAAAGGCACAAGAGACGGGCAAGGAAGTTGCGAGGCCCGTACGTATATCCTTGAGAAGACGTTCGTAGCATCCGCTAGTTATGACAACATGATGGATTGGTGGAACGGAGATAACATCGGGAATGCTATTCAAGATGGGTATGCGTATGCTGGAGGGGGCAACTGCGTTCCAGATGCAGTCTATCTGCCCACAATGGCAACATCCCCAAACATTCCTCAAGCATCGCTGTGTACCAACTACTTTCAGTGGTTTAGAGACACAACTAGCAATCAACTGTTCTTGATGATGAGCGGTACCGAAAGATGTTCAGGCATAGGTAAGAAGGACGAAAGACGTTCTTCTATCACTGCAAACATCCAAGTGTTCCGTGCGGAGAACTTGATTATATTTGAGACCGAACCAACAGAAGCATTGCCCGATGTATTTTTCGAGAATAATCTTTCGTTACCAATCACCGGAGGTTTCCATACAGGGAACTTGCAAAACCAAACAGCATCACAGCCCGCTATCATCAATACGGAGTTTTTCAATTGCTATACTTTTGGTAATGGCGCTGAGAGTTACAAGATCCGCGACTCGATCATTGGTAGGTACATCACCCTCGGTAACCGCGCAACTACCGTATCAGCACAAGACTATCGTCGTGTTGATCGCTTTGCCGATATCACATACAGTGGTGTCTACTACGATGAGACCAACGTAAACAAGCTGAATGAGTTCAACTTAGGGTTGCAAAACTTCAAACAGTGCGAAGATTCGTTTGGTCCCATCCAAAGAATGGATGCCCGTGAGACGGATGTGTTGGTATTGCAAGAAGACAAGATATCGTACGTACTAGCAGGCAAGAACATCTTGTCAGATGCTGGCGTTGGTAGTTCTATTGCCGCAATCCCAGAGGTATTGGGTACTCAGATTGCTCGTACCGAGAAGTATGGCATCAGTTTCAACCCAGAGAGTTATGTTCACTGGGGGTACAACCGCTTCTTCACAGACGTGAAGCGTGGTGCGGTTATTCAGTTGTCCGGTACCATGTACTCGCAAGACCAATTGTCTGTGGTATCCGAGATGGGCATGCGGACTTGGTTCAGAAGCACATTCATTGAGTTCTTCGCCACCCAAAAATTGGGCGGATGGGATCCATACATGAACGAATATGTGCTGGTAGTGAATGACACTGAAGTCCCACAGCCCCCTCAGTGTGTAGCGTGTGGAGTTCAGCAAACATTTACATTGAACGATGAGACCTTCAACTACTGCGTAGATCTTGGCCCATTCGTTGGCGATGTGAATATCGACTACACTGTAATCTCATTGGCCTCCGGCGACAACTTCGAGGTATCTGCTACCTATAATTCAACCACGGTTACTACAGGGCCCGAGACCACTAGTGGTACGTTGACGTTCAGTAAAGACATCAACAACGTAAGCCTTGCTGACATCAGCGTAGTTGCCAATGGCAGTGTGGTATTGGCATTGATTGTGAACTGCCCAAACCAAGAGTTGATGACTGTGATTCAAATTGTTGTAACTAACGACTACGATGCGGGTCAAACAAACCACATCCAGTTCAGATACACTAGCGGAACTTACACCTCTCCAATCCAAACTACATTCGTTGAGTTTGACTCAGGGAGCGCTACTCCATTGGTGTCGTTGTATAGTGCAATCACAGGAGCAAAAGGATTCGGGTCAATCCCTGTTGATGGTAGCGACATCTACCTGATATCAAACAAGATTGTGCCTGACACATTTGACTTCGATATCTCAAACGATAAATTCAAGCACTACACATCGAATACATTGTACAACAATACGCCCGCAGAGATTACCACATTGCTCGGATTGGCTAGCACTGCTACGCCTATCACACAATCAGGTAATGTATTCCAATCATATTTTACAGCGGGAGTACTGCAAGATTATCTATATTTGATCTGGGATTACAGATCCTCTACCTCAACACAGTTGTGTTACTCAAACGTAGACATACAGGATGTTTGTTGTGGATGCTTATAATTAAGACGAATGGCTACTAGTTCAACATATTACATTAACGCCCCATCCTTGGCCTCAGCAACTGCTGTGTTCACGGATGCGGCTATGACCACCTGTGCCCCTGATGGGTTCTATTCTGACGGGCTGATTGTAAGGGAGATGGTCGGATGCGTACTGCTCCCACAACAAACCTGCCCATCTTGCGTAGAGCCATGCCCCGTCAGTGGAGTTATGGGCGCAGGACAAGGGTACTTCATCATTGATGTTGACACAGGGTCAGGGACGGGCGCTATTGAAGTCACATTCGATCCGGGCAACGGGCCATTTGGCATCATCGGTGTGTACAACGGAAACATCTACACATGGGTTAGCTCTGTTAACTATGGATACTTGGCTTCGGGATCTCCCGCAGAGCCAGTATATCTAGGCGAGTTTACATACAACTGTGGCATTGTTCCCAATAGCCCGCATAGTGTAAACAAGTTTAGATGGGACGGAGCCACTGGCTTCACCCCATTGACTGGGCAAGAGATTGTATCCGTGATAAACTCACAGACTCAATTGACCGCAACCGCTCCGGGTATTTGCCACATGGTGATACCAAAGACAAGTGCTACTCCTACCGATCTGAGGTTGATTGTTATAGGGTTATGTTCATCTATTTCTTCGTTTACAATTAATGCCACCTGTCCTACCTCGCTGCCCCCATTCGATAGCAGTGGTGTCAATGGCAACTCAAATGGTGCATGCTCTGATGCAATAGATCAGACCTATTATGTACACCATGTTAATGGGTCAGCCGGCACATTGGGATTGTACGACATGGTATTCTTTGATGTCAATGGTCAATTTGCATTGGCGGATGGATACTACCATGCCCCTGGTGCGTGCCCATCACCATACAATTGGTTCAGAGTTGTTAATGGTGTGATTGTTTTGTTTGGTACCTGCTCATACGGAAGCAACTACACAATTCAAAACTGTGCCACCGGAGAAACAGTAGTAGCCACTTACGTAGGTCCTACTATCCCATTGGGGACATTGTGCTTGGCTGTTTCAAGTTCTTGCTGTTGGACTGTGATTGGGTATACGAGCGCAACTGCGACCGTGGATATATTATCAACCCCTCCAGGATTAACATGCGGAGATTGCTGCGCTACCTACAGTGGTACCAACAACACAGACATCATCCTTCAAGTGGATTACAACGATTGCGATAATCTCCCACAAAGCGCCGATATCAACCCCGGTGATACCTTGGTGATCTGCGCAAAAATTGGAAGCATCATCTCTCCCGGTATGACATTCACAGCAACCCAATGCGGATGCCCATAATAAAAAGAAATGCCAAACTATACACTGACATATAGCCCTAGTGCGGAAGGATGGGTATCATTCTACTCGTACAACCCCGACATGATGATCGGGATGAACAACTATTTCTATACGTTCAAGGGTGGCAACCTGTACAGGCACAACACCAATGAGCAGAGAAACACATTCTATGGGGCCTACACGGCCTCAACTGTGACCAGCGTGTTCAATGAGTCACCTTTGGTAAACAAGTTGTTTAAAACGATCAATATCGAGGGAGATGATGCATGGGCTGCGACAATGAATACAGACTTGCAGTCTGGTGGTTTTGTTCAAGCCAACTACTTCGAGAAGAAAGAACAATCATACTTCGCTTTCATCCGCAACTCTGGGACCATCCCCGCCAATGCATCGGAATACCCATTGCGTTCAGTGAATGGTATCGGAAGAAGCACGAGCATCGTATCGACTGTGCCATCGGCAGTTGTGGTTAACTATGCAGTGGCCATTGGTAACATCATCTCGGTGGGCGACTACCTGTACTACTCACTACCTCCCACATACGGGACACCAATCTTATTTGGCGAAGTGACCGACATCAACGTGGATTTGAAGGCTGGCATAAACCAACTGATAGTTGACACGACCGTCGTAGGGGGTGGTATTCCTCCCATCCAAACTCCTTACACTATGTACATCAAGAACTCGATTGCTGAATCTCATGGCTTGCTTGGACACTACTGTGTGTTCACCTTGACCAACACGAATACAGCCAAGGTTGAGTTGTTTACACTGGAGTCTGAGGTGATGAAAAGTTATCCTTAAAAAAATAATATCTTTGTATACATATGGCGCTCTATGCAAGGCTACTCACCCCGACAGATTACGATACCATTTTGGTAAAATGGTGGAGCGATTGGGGTTGGTCGGCACCTGCGAGAGACTTTCTTCCAGAGGGGGGATTGAGTGGGGTTATGGTATTGGATGACGACACACCTATATGTGCCGGATTCTTTTACACCACCAACTCAAAAGCCGCTTGGGTAGATTGGATCATATCAAACAAAGAGTACAAGAAGAAGCCCGAGAGGAAAGAGGCGCTTGAGATGTTAATTGAGATATTGACAGCGACCTGCAAGAATCTTGGCTTCAGTTATGTATACGCATTAATCAAGCATCCCTCATTGGTTAATGTGTACAAATCAATAGGATACACAGAGGGTGACAGTTACAACAAAGAAATGATTATCAAATTATAAGATCATGGCAGCAACAACAGCAGCAGTAGTAGGAGCAACAGCCGCGGCAACAGGCTCATATATGTCTTTCAAGCAGGCAAGTCAGCAATCAAAAGCAGCGACAACCGCAAGGATAGAAGCCGAGAAGGCAATTCAAGAAGCCAAGAAACGGGCTGAGCAAAATGTATTTGAAGCATTGTCTTTGGCTAAGGAGCCATACGAAAGAGCAAGAGAAGCCGCATTGGTTACCGGTGCACAAGCAGTTGAGGCTGGTCGTGAAAGCGAAAGAGGTGGAGCCGCTACCGCTGGTCGCGCATTGATGGCACAGAATGTACAGCAAGGTCAAATTGCTGATGTTCAAGCACAGGAGATTCAGAACTTAAACCAAATGGTAGCAGCAGAAGAAGGTAGACTTAAAGACTATGCTGCCAATGTGAGTCTCGCAGAAGCTGCCGGTGCTCAACAAGCCATCAAGGATGCTGAACAATTAAGAGCGCAAGCAATGACCCAAGGCTTTCAAGGGTTGGCACAAGTCGCTAGTAGCGTTGGCCAAGCGCTCCCATTGTACTATGAGGGGCAAGGGGCAAAGTCATATGATAACCTAGTACAACAAGCCACAACTGCCGGTTTAAGTCAAGAGCAACTTCAAAACCAACTAGCAACATTGGGGGCATCCGACCCGAACTTTGCTAAGTTATCTGGTGTTGGGTATTCCGCTAAGTCGGTGGACGCCAAAGGCAATCCAATTGCAAATGCAATGACGCCTTTGCAGTTCCAAGACTTCATGATTCAAAACCCTGACATCACTAAGCAGTTGATAAAGAGCAACATATTCGCACCTGTTACTCCTGCGGTCGTAGCACCACCGGTTGTAGAACCACAGACTGCTCCAAATCCACCAACAGCAAGACCTCCTTCTTCTTACACCCCATACAATTCAAAGTCAAAAATGTTGCCCCCGGATTTAATGTATAACATCGATCCTTTTAGCATATACTATTAATAATGACATACTATAAATACGCAGAACGGGAGGCGAATAGCCAAATAAACTGGGCCGAGGTAAGCAAGGGTCTTAGTGATACTATTACTCAGATTGATCAGGACAGGCAGGCCAAGAAAGCAGCGATTGACGAGGCCACTCGCCAAGATATGCTTACGCTGGCCGATGCCCCCAAGGGAGAGAACACAACTGCTTCTGAGTGGACCATCAAGTATGCCAACGACATGATGAACTATCGCTTGACGATTGATCGTCTGTTGAAGTCGGGCAAGATGAGCCTGCGTGATTATCAAGTAGCCGCTCAGAACAGCAAGGACTCTACCAATTTGGTATTCACTATTTCTCAAGAGTACCAAGACGAATACAAGTCAATCATGGATAGAAAAAGAGCAGGCGACTCTTCTCGATTTGAGGTAGAGATGGCCGCTCTAAATGAATCTTTGGCAAACATTTCATCTACCGTACCATACATCAACTCAACCAATGGCATGGTTTACTTGGCAACAGGTACGCCCGGTGCAGATGGTGTACAGCAAATGGGCGATAACTACGTGAGCCTTCAGGCATTGCGCAACAGAGTAAAGACCAAGATCGATAGATATGATTTATCCGCTGGTCTTGCTAGTGCAGCAAGCGAATTGGGGGAATACACTATTAGCGAACTAGGGAAGACTGGGTTCAGAAGAACTGGTATCGTTACAGACATATCGGACCCTACACTCAGGAGCACATATACTAAGTGGGAAGATGCAACAGTCAAAGACATAATGGCTAGCAATTATCAGTTGGCATCTATCTTAGCTGACAACATGAACACTAACCCTAGGACTGGTAACCAATACAGGATAACAACCAGCAAAGCCGAGTTTGATGCGGATAAAAGTGGTGATGTGGTATTGATGGCTAACGAGAATGGATCTGGTATCATAATGCCACAGTTCAAAGAGGAACAAAAGAAGGATGTAGAGGCGTTCATCAAAGGACAGATTAAAAACTTTATCGATCAGAAGACAGAGAAGCGTCCGTTCCAAGAGCCAGAACCATACCGCCCACAACAATGGGAGGTTGAAGGTGCTAACAAAACAAAAGCACAGACAACAAATGCTGGGTACTGGCAACAACTTCGATGGGGAGACAAGGCACAGAAAGATGCCGCTGCAAACATACTTTTGGGAACAGACGCCGCAAAATCTATGGGTCTTTACAACATATCGGTAACCCCAGATGGCAAGGGATTAAAGTTGGAATACACAAAAGAGAGTGGTATCCCTGCAAGAACAATACCTATTAACTCTAAAACGTCTGCAAGAGAATGGGCAGCACTCGGTGTTGAATTGCATGGTATCGAAGATGCAGACAAAGCAGTCAAGGCAGCAGGTGCTGGGGCTAGTAAACCATTCCAACCTTTTGCCCCCGGATCTTTGGCATCAAGAGAGTATACAGTGCCATCGTCTGATGCCTATGAGAAATTAAACCAATCTTTATCTACCAAGCCACTTGCTGATTATGTAACAAAGGATGGAGCAGAAGAAACTGCAAGTCAATTGAATGCTGCTTATGGTGATTTTGGATTCGAGTTTGACTTTGATGAATCTACTTTTGGAACAACTGATGATGTTATTGTCAAGTACAATGGTCAAGAAGTTGGTAAAGTAGCTGTTGACAATAAGTCGATTGGGGCAGGAAACATTGCATCATTGATGAGAAAGACATTGAAAACACCACCTAAATCAAATGCTGGAGGATCTGGAGTGGGGTCTAAGTACAATAAATAATAATAGGTATATTTGACTCATGAATGAAGAGGCAATAAAGGATGCATACGGACTGTTTACGAACACAGGGTACAATGGGTCTTACGAAGACTTCAAGCAACTGATTCAGTCTAATCCAGAAGCGAGAGCAGATGCTTATGGTCTGTTTACAAATACAGGGTACAACGGAAGCCAACAGGACTTCGATGAATTGATGGGCGTTGGTGTCCCTGTTCCTGTAAAAAAAAAAGAAGAGTCGGCAATACCTCTGTGGCTTCAAAAGCAAGAAGCACCAAAGCCAAAGCCCGAACCTGCACTCCCGTTTTTGGAATCCAAGCCTTCGGGTATTTCTTTGGGATCTCAAAGAGTTCCTGAGGCTCCTCCTATGTTCGAGGCTCCTCCAATGCGGACGCCCGAGCAGGTAAAGGCAATAGTAGAGGCACCAGAAAAAGCAGCAGAAACTGCTGACTCAGAACAAGGTTGGTTACTCAACACAGTATCCGCATTAGACCGTGGATTTTATAAGAATCTAGTAGGTAATCCCATCAAAGGTATGGGTACCCTGCTTGAAGGGGCTACCGGAAAAGTATTTGGAGGTAGTGGCAAAGGTCCTATAAGTGATGCTCTGATTAGTTTTGGAGATTACTTCAACAAAGCCATCGATGAACTTGCACCTCAAGACGAGGCGTATAAGAATAGTTTGTCTGATCAGTTCGGGCAGGCGTTCGGGCAGGTGGCATCGTTGGTATTAACTGGAGGAGTTTCAGGTGCCGGTAAAGAAGGAGTGGCTCTTGCTGCTACGCCACAAGGTGCAGTAGGAGTTGTTAAAGAAGCAGGAAAAAAATTAGCAACAGACCTTGCAAGTCCAACCGCAATCAGCGCTGGTCTTTCAATGGGCCAATCAGAGTTTGACAGAGCCAAAGAGTTAGGCGCTACAGACGATCAAGCCTTCGAAGTATTCTACAAGAACGCAGCGGTTGGTTCCATCTTGGAACAGATTCCCGTTATGCAGTTTTTAAAGCGATTCAACCAATCAACTGCTGGTGGTGTTGCTAATTATATCAAGACCAAGGGAGTTGCAGGATTAACAGGTGGTTTCGAAGAGATGACCACAGAAGTATTACAGCAACTCTACGCTAACAAAAGCGCTCAAGACATATACAATATCAACCAATCCATTTTGGAGGGCGTAGGTGAGTCGGGAGGCGTAGGATTTGGTGTTGGTTTCTTGTTGAACGCCATGGGTGCAAGAGCCAAGGTGTTGAGAAAAGAAGGCAAGCCAGAAGAGGCGCAGTTAATTGAGAATCAAATTGCAGAATTTGAAAACAAACCCACTACACCCCCTGCAAGTTATAGCATCAATGGTATCAAGGTAGATTCTCCCAAGGTTATTGACGACATGATTGAAACCATGGACGTTGAGAATCTTACCAAAGCCAATATTGAAATCACAAACGATCCTGTCTTAAGCAACAAGTTGCAGGATAAGATGATCACATCATCAATTAAAGAGGAGGTACGTGAAGCCAATCCTAATTTGGATGAGCAGACATTGGACCAAATTACCGCGTTAGAAAAAGAACGGAGAAAGTTTGAAGGCAAGAAGACACAAACTGCCAAGGACAAACTATCTTCTATCAACTCACAAATAAAAACACTACAAGAAAATGCCGTTCAAAAGCCAAGCACAGAGGAAGGCGTGTTACGCCCAGAAGAACCCAAAGTGGGATTGCAAGAAGTGGGAAAAGGAAACGCCAAAGAACAAGCCCCTACCCAAGAAACTATCCAAGAAACCGAGTCAAAAATAAAACGAAGAGATTTGTTTGATGGAGTTGGTGCTTTCTCAAGAGAGTTGGGAGGAAGCACAGAAGATGCCGTGCCGGTATCTCATTCCGAAAACAATGGGATAGAATTTGTTCAGTATGCAAATCCAAAAACAGGATCAATCGATGTTATTGTAACCGGTACTTCTGAAAATGATTTTGTTGGGTTCTATCGCATATATGAAAACGGAAAGCCCACCAACAAATGGAGTTCTAAGTTTGAAAACCAATCGAGAAATAAAGAAAACTTTAAATCAATGATTGGAGGTGTTCAAGCCATGCTCCCAGAGGGGCACGAATACACCGAAAAAACAAGTATATCTACTGATGGATTGAGGGTTTGGAATCAACAACTTGATCGTGGTTATGAATTGCAATATGATAATGATGGCAATTTGATAACCAATGAGGTTGCAATAAATGGTGATGCCATAGTGAACGAGTTGGGCATTGACGTATCACCTGGTGATTTCAGAAATATATCAGTAACAAACAATGAGCAATTTAATAAGGTAAAGCAAGCATTGATCCCATATCTAAATAAGATGGGATTGACTGAAAAGAATATTAAATGGGAAAACGGTACTGTAAAAATTGATTTACCTGTATTGAAAAAATCTTCAAAAGAAGAAGTAGTCACTCCCGAAGAGGACTTGACCGCAGCACTTGAGCGAATTGACATCCCAGAGGATACGGAAACATTACCGGGTATCGATGATGAGTTGAAGACAATCAACGAATCACTCGGTCGTGTTAAAGAAGAGGTAGATTCTGCCAAGGACGAGAGAGAACTACAAGATCTTAGTGAGAAAGTTTCTAGAGCCAAGAAGAAGATAGCCACAGCAGATGACACCGATGCGGCTATTGAAGAATTCAAACAAGCTGAAAAGGAAAAGTCAGACTTTGAAGAAGCGATAAGCAAAAAGAAAAACTTCAACAAAGTAGATGCTCTTATCGCTGATGAGGTATACCAAAAGAATAGAGGCGGTTACGAGTATCAGGAACTGTTTGACCAAGATCCGCGTCTTGCTGCAATACAGAGCGCAAAGGATACGATTGAATTGGGTAAAGGAGATTTCCTTGATGAAGAAGGGGTGGCTCGATACGAGAACGACATTAAAGTTCTTGAAGAGGACATCGCTAAGTTCCCTGTGAAGCAAGCAGAGCCTGCTCCTAAAGTGTCTTCAAAGACACCCAAGGCTAAAGCGCCAAAAGCAAAAGGTGTTCCTATCCCTGTGGCTATACCCAAGCCTGCTCCTACCCCTGCACCTACACCTACACCTACCCCTGCTCCATCTGCGGTGGTATCACAACCAACAACAAAGGCTGTAGGGCCAGAGGCATTACGCCAGGAGTACATCAATAAGATAAACGATGTAAGACTCAACCAAGACAGGTCAAGAACACCAAAGCAGATTGACGAAAGGGTTAAGGAGTTACAAGCCGAGTACAATAAACTAAAGGCTGAGATGACTGCGCCCAAACCCAAGGCGGCCCCGGCTCCTAAGGTAGAAGCGCCCGCTCCTAAGGTAGAGGCAAAGACAACAAAGAAGCAACAAGAGATTGAGAGAGAAATCAAAAGGCTTGAATCAGATATTGATGTTACCGAAAGAAAAATAGAAGATTTCGAAGAGCAGATTGAAATTGAGAAAGGGAATTACGAAGAGGCAAAGCAGGAGATAAGAAGGAGAAGAGACGAACTCAAGGGCAAGAAGATGTCTAAGGCAGAAAGAGAAGAAGCCAATGAGGAGATTATTGCTGATGCTAAACAAGCCAAGGATGACTATGAGGATTTGGTTCAGCAATACAAAGATGATATAGCAGCCGAAAAGGCAGACCTAAAAAGATATCAAAAAGAACTTGCTAAGTTAAAGGCGACCCCCGCTCCAAAGGCAGAGCCAACGCCAGTGTCAGTAGTGGAAGAAGAGGAGCCATCATATGATGAGATCAAAGACCTTGACCCTACCGATGAGACCGTACTTAAAAAGATATTGAACAAACTGGACAGCATGGACGATGGGCTGTCTGAGTTTGGTCGTGGTAACTTGTCAAGCGGTATGGCCATTCCATTAGCAAAGGCCATCATCAAATCCCTAAAGGTATTGGTGAAGACTGGCATCACACTGCAAGAGGCGATCAAGCGTGTAGCCGCTGAGAATAATCTCGAAGCCAAAGCCATAGTCGATATGATCAAAGAGGTTGACAAGGCTCAATCACCTATGGCCAAGTTAAAAGCGCAGATTCAAACTGAGGTTCAAGCAGCAAAAGAAGGCGCACGTGATGTTAGTGATGCTATCAAGGCTATCACAGACTACTTTAACTTCAATGCTAACCGTGGTAATTTGACACGTAGAGACCTCGGAAGAGTAATCAATGCTATCGCTAAGGTCAAGGACCAAAAGTCCTTAAACAAGGCCGCAGATAAGATATTCGCCATCATTGATAAAGCCAAGACTGATATCATCGAGGTAAGCGATTACAAGATGATGACCAATCAAATTAAATTAGAAGCAAAGGCAGCCCTTAAATCAAAGAAAGACATCAACCAAAAGCGCAAGGACCTATCCAATGTGATCAAAGCAATGGAGACTACCGGTAAGTTGTCAGCGGCCAAAGCCAAAGCTATATTGAACAAGATTGGTAAGGTGAACCTTGACAACCCTGCATCCGTGGATGCGTTCTTGGATTACGTAGAGAATGTATTCGAGGATGCGGCTTACGAAGTAGAGTTGGCTGGTATCAATGCCAAACTTGCTAGAGCAAAACAAAATATCAATAAGAAAATAGGTACCGCCAAGACCTTGACCACGGTGTTGAACAGGTTGTTTAGCATCAAGCCATCATTAATCCCTGTAGAGATACTTGATGACTATAAGGACATAATTGATATGTTTGGAGATAGCGCAGCGGTGATTACTCCCGAAGAAATCACGGAGGTTACACAGCAAGCGCAAGAAATACTTGATCAGATAGACGATCAGTTATCAGCCGTACCCGCATTGGCTACCAAATTGTTTAACTATGGCAATGCCGTGCTTACGGAGGATGGGGAATTGGATTATGCCGCTACCATCAAAAATATGAAAGATGACAAGGTGATAGATGATGCCGAGTACAACTTGATGAAGAAGTACAAGTCTTACATCCTACCAAGAGCGGTCAAGGTTCCAAAGACCAAAGAGGAATTAGCTGAAGAAAAGAAAGTGTTGGTCAAGCAAGCAAAAGAAGCAGCGAACGAGGCGACCATATCTCCACTGGCTAGCGATGATGAAAAGAAGATGGCGTCAAGCATCATCAAGTTGTCCAAGACAAAGGCTGTCGAAGGACTTGACAACAGACAACTTGAGAACTTGCTGAAGATATTCGACAACTTTAAGAACGGATACTTCCCCGCCTATGCTAATGGCATCAACAACGACTTGATTGCAGCGGAGAATGCTGGCTTCTTGAGTAAGGCTATTACCAAAGCAAAGATGCCAACCCTGTTGTCTGTAAAAGCGAAACTCCGTAACAGAAGGGAGGCATTGTTTGCCAAGGTTAAGTCAGCGCCATTGTTCAACATCGATGAAATCTTTGGAGACTTCAAGACTAAAGACATATTTAATTCCATATTCAACGCATTGGCTCAGAACCAACAGCGTTACGCACTGGAGATAGAGAAGATCAACCAAAGACTTGAGGATGCATTGAATAAGATTGCCAAGTCTTATGGCAACAACGAGAACAAGATTGTTGAGTCCAAAATGAGGATGGCAATCTATCGCATACAACGAGAGTTTCAATCTAACCCCGGTGATCCTCGCGTAAACCCAGCCATTGAGTACATCAACAAAACAGTTGAAGCAATCAGAGAAGGGAATACCAACTACAGTGAAGAAGATGCTGATATGCTTGAGAAAATCGCCAAGGATTATAGCGATGGGAAAGGCGGCATAGACTCCGATAAACTTAAGGAATCATTCAATACAGCAGAGAATGAAGCATTGGATCTTTTTGACGAACTCAACAAAAGTTTGGAAGACAAGGCTACTTTTACTGGTGATGTGGTTCGTGGTGATAAAGTTAGGTTGTTAAACAATTACAATCACATCAGTGTACTTCCAACCAAGAATGAGAACCCCGATACCATTGCTGATGCTATCAGTAAGTTTGACCCAAAGAATGTGGTATCAACCAAGGCGAAGTCATTGATTGAAAGAACTACCGGTGCCAAGCCTATCAACTTTGATGTGTTCTCAACTGTTCAGAGAGGCGCAAACTTTGTGTTGATGGACTACTACTTGACCAACCCTGTAAGGATTGCACGTAAGACCATCAATGCCACCCGCAATATGATGGAAGAGAATGGCACATTTACAGAGGATGCAAAGACTATCTTGAATGTGGTGAGCGATGCAGTCGAGTTGGCATTGAAAGCATCTCTTGATCAATCAGTAATCAAGGATACATTCGCTGACAAAGTCATCAAGGAGATTGCAAGAACCGGCTACCGCGCTATGCTTGGTGGTATTCCAAGGGCAACCACAGAATTAACTTCTAACATGGCGTACATCGCCATGGTTGCGCCACAAGAGTGGTCCAACGGAGTAAAGACAATGAAAGGAATGAATGGGGCCAAAGCGGTTAACATCATGGAAGCCGTTGGTAGTAAAGTAATCACTCGTGTGTATGGGTCTGACCCGCTGAAAGGCAGGTTGGTTGACCCCGGTGTGTTGAGCAAACGCGTTGGCATAGGAACGAGCAAGTTGAAGGGCGAAACCAAGAACGTAATCGCTACCATTCACAACAACACCACCAAGAAGGTAAAGAACTCAGCAGAATTCGTGGCTGATACTTTGATTTCTACGCCTGATAAAATCATGATGAGACCCCTGTGGTTTGGGTCATTTGAAAAAGCATTCCAAGATTTCTCAGGGAAGAAACCAGACTACGATAAGATTGCCTCCAACGATGCTGACTACATGATCCAAAACAAGGAGGCTCTTGAAGCAGCCGGTCGTGTAGCAGACGAGAAGGTGACCATGGCGGGTAACGTAGAGAACCCATATATGAATGCACTCAGAACGCATATATCTTCTGACATGTCTGCCTTGACCAAGACGTTCAAGATGTTTGATAACTTCATGTTGAAGTTCCAGATTGGTGAATTCTTGGTGGCGCGCAGAGGGCTTCAAGCCATGATGGGGAATGGTAATATATCAAAAGAACAAGGCGCCAAACTTATGGCTGCTGTTATTACTCGTATGACTATCTACACCATCATGAGCAAGATGGCGGCAGAGTTCTTCTATGGTCTATTCTTGGACGACGAAGAGGAGGATGATGACAAGTCATTCGCTCAGAAGTTGGGACAAGGATTGGCATCCACATTCACAAGTTTGTTACTGGGTAGAGACTTTGGTAATGCCGCAAGATCCATAGTGAACTATGGTGTAGAGAAAGTAAACGAGAACTACCTTGACTTCCTTCGCGATGGTGAGTACGATCCATACGAAGATGCTATTCAATACTCGTTCATCCCGCCCGAGAAGAAAGGCAAATCGCTTGAGGCATTCGATGTATTATCTAACATCTCCGGGCCTTACTCTCCCGCATTGAAGTCGCTCAACTTGGTGACAAAGAAATTAACTGCGGAACCAAAGAAAGAAGGAGCAGCAATCGAAAGACAGGAAGCAGAGAAAGCCATTCGTGTACCTCTTGAAATACTCGGTAACCTTGGGTATGTTCCATTGTACAAAGACATTCGAGCCATCGTAAACAAGTCAATCTATAGTGAACTTGACAAGGAGATGGACAAGCAAGGTCAGAAACAAGAAGAGACCAAGCCTATGGGACTGAACAAGACCGATCTTAAGCGTTACTACCCAGAGGTTTATGAGCAGTACTATGGAGAGGGTACCGAAGAAGCGGCCAAGAGAAAACTTCAGAAAGAAAAAGACATACTTGAGCGCCGGATGAAAGACGATTACTACAACTACGTACCCAAGCAGAGAATGAAAGGTGGTTTTGGTGGCAAGAAGTTTGGAGAAAGCAGTAAAAAATCTAGCGGATTTGGCAGTGGTGGCTTCGGATCGGGCAAGTAAGTCAATTATATTTTATATATTTGAAGTGCTTTTGTTTTGCGTAGTAGCACATTAGTTCTCCGTGTTCAGCAAGATCAAGATGGGGGAGGAAACTCCCCCATTTTATTTGTCCGTCAATGTTCTTTGCACGGGCGTAAATCACCCCATCATCGCATGCCCATAGCACCACAGGATTGTGGCGTTTCTCTATCAGCTTGAGCATCCTTGATGCTTGCATGACTAGTGGGTATGCAGTAGCAATGGTCTTGTATCTTGGAACCACCTCAACATACGCAAGCAATTCGCCATCCTTAAATATCTTGTAATCAATATCGCCCCGGATTTGGGCTTGGTACGTACCACCAAAGGTGGCTATGAATGTTTCGATTGCTTTGTGTTTGCGCTTGGTAACCTCTTCATTAGAAATCATCTTCCTCTATCGATTTGATTATAGTCTTTATCTCTATGATAATTTGTTGGGCATCTTTGGTTGCACTCTCATACTCACGATCAACCAATCCCTCGTAAAGATTAGCCAACAGTTCCTGACATTCTTCAATGTTAAAAAGAATTCTCTCGGCTCTGTCAGACTCTTTTCTTTTTTGAGGGTCCATATCTTTATCTGTTAATCCCCTAAACACTTCAGTGCGTAGGCCATGCTGTTGCAATTCCTTGAGCCTGAACTCTTGAAGTTTAGACAGCCTACCAGTGGGGGTCTTGACTTCACTGAATAGGACTCTAGATCTAGGTGGTATAGCGACGATGTCGGGGATGCCATTCTTGTTGGTCTTAATTAGTTTGATTACGTAGTAGCCGGCTTGTTCAAGTTGTTTTATCCGTTTGGATTGTATCTGTTGTTCGGTCATAATTTGATTCCACGAAATGCATCGCTTCTTCAAAACTAATAAAATCTCCGATAACTTTTTTATTGTATATCAATCTATTTAACCAACCCTCTCCACCCCATACCCGGGTGATGACCACCTTATCGAGGTATGGGTTGTACGTGTTGCGGTAGTAGTCAGCAGATGACTGAGACTTCAGCGCCCCGTTAAAGTGGGAGTATTCGATGTCGTCTTTGTTATGCTTTGCCAATAGTTCTCGGTTGTTATCAAGCCAAATACAAAACTCTATCCACCTGAGTTCGTCAAACTTGTTTAGTATCAACTGGGTGGTAGTCTGTTTCATTCTCCGTCTAAGTAAATGGACTTCGCTTTCGAGAAGCCTGCGTTGTACGCCATCTGATTGTCGATCTTTTCCTTCATTAAGAAATGCTCAGTGGTTTCTGGTCCGGGCACCGCCTCTGGGTGAAACTCTTTAAGCCATTCGATAAAACATTCCATTGCTGTTCTCATAGTTTTTCTATTTCTTGTTTGACTTCTTCGTAGTACTTGATGGTAGCGTAGTCACAGTAGTGTGACTTGCCATCAGTCAATGATCCAAAGTTATTTAGGATGTTATCAACTGCAATCAATGCGCACTTCTTTGCCTTGTACCATGGGTTGATAGTTCGCTGATCAAATATCTGATAGTACATTTGGTCAACTAGTTCTTCTGCTTTCTTTTGTGGTGTCATTTGCTATCGATTTGAATTTTCTTTTTGTTGCTCGTTGATCCATCCCAGTACCCATCGTTGTATGATTTTTTGATTTCCTCTTCATACAATTTGAGCGCATGGTCAATCATTGACTTTGGAAGGGTGGTTTGGAGTATTTTATCCTCTCCGTATTCGTATGTTCCTTTGATGACTTGTGCCAACAAAAATTCAATACTGTTGTATTGCTTTGTCGGTTTTCCGTGTGGGTTAATGTAATCCGCTATCATTCTTCAAATGTTTTGTTGTAAATTTTTTCTGCGATTTGAATCAATGATTCTCTAATATGTTGACCCATATCTCCATAATCAGTACTATCTACATAGTATTTAATACATTCTTCTTTGTGCATTGCTTTGGCTTGTTCAATAATGTCAACCCTCGCACTACTCATTTGGCTTATTTCATTTAACACACGATGCCAATCCTTTGATTTTTGTAGTTGGCTAATCAACCACTCTACGCTACTTTGTTTGTTGTTGCTCATTGTTGTTGTTTTTTGATTGTCAAATGGATTTGTTTGTATTGTATTAATACCTACAATAGTTTCTTGATGTGGTAATTCAAGGCGCTTTTGGATTTGTTTATTGTTGCTCATTGTTTATCTCCTATTTTACATCCAGAATATACTAATACTGCAAATATTGGACACGAAAATGAACACAGTACTCTAACTACCATTTCCCAATGTTTTGGATTCAAATCCCATACAGCAAATGAAACAAGTAGATATATTGCTACCGTTGTTAAAAGTCCTGCTACTATTGGTTTATTCTCTTTCATTTGTTACCTCCTTGTATTTTATCACGCATCCATTTTGCGCCTACTTCAAACGAATTCATAGGCATTTGTGTTTCTGCATATTCAATCTCCTCATCACTTGGTAGTTCGATGGGGGTTAGTTTATCTATGAAATGATAAAAATTTGTATCGCCTTCT